AAGTTGATTTGTTGGATTGCTCATTGTGGCAGTAGTAGAAGCAACAGAATTATCACCAGAAACGAGTTGTAATCCCTTATCCTCTTTCTTTATGCCACCACCATCAGTATTTCGTGGATGAATCAGATAAACTTTGCCAGCACCCCATTGAACAAACCATATTGAAGTATTGTCCGAACCAGAAGTATTACCATTGTTGATAACATATTTTGCAGAATCAGTAGAAAGAGTATTATATCTATACTGAAAACCTGCAAATTCTTCTGGAGGTGAAGTGGTTGGAGATAACGCACCAGAGGCAGCATTGCCTACTAATGTATTGGCAAGTTCCTGACCCATTGATTCAATGTATGCGCGTTCCTGTTGCTGCCTGAATTTTGCGGGATTAGGTTGAAGACGCATAACGTCTTCTGGGCAGGTATATCTCGCCTTGAGCATACCCATAGTTTCTCTAACCTGATTAAGCAGACCTGTGGTTGCATTCCAACCATTACCTACTTTTACCCAATTAACAGCGGGCAAAGCAGTCCGTCTTGCGACAACGTGTGATGTAATATCATTACCACGCTGAATAATAGCATCGGCAATAATATCATTTGTTTCATTCAATACTTCTGCAACGTCAATTATCTCGTTGTTGTGCGTCATTTTGGCGGCAAGAAGTAGATTTTCTCTTGAACTTATGTCAAGTGTAGCCATAATAAAACTCCTTTAAACAATAGTTAGATTTTTTAACTTATCGTAGGAGTTGTCCAACACTGGGCTACTACTTGCTAAACTCACTTAGCCAATGAGACGATTACGTCTATTTTGCGGGTCTATCACGATTATCCGCATTTCCTTAATACTAATTCTTATCCTTTCGGGAATTTAGTATTTATGTCCTCTCGCAACAAAATATGCGCGAGCTTTAACCGATTCTTCATCTTCGCCATATTTATACATATCTGGACTATCTTTAAATTTAGGTTCATAGACCTTTTCGTCATTTCCACCAGAACCATCACTACGAATCAAACTGTCATTCATAGTCTTTTTGCCAAGTTCGATAAATGCCTTAATAATAGTAGGATGATTACCAAGTCCAGTAGTATCAAGAATCTGTTTAAATTCATCGCCACAATTATCGCAAAATCTTGCGGCTATTGTAATTTCTTCCGGTTTAAACTGTTTTGTACTTTCTTCTTTCCAACCATTTATGGTTTTATTCTGTAAATCATAATATCCTTTAACAAGGGCATTAAAAGATTCCTTTGGAGTAAAATTTTCAAGTGCAATCTTTCTCATAGAAGATTCTACTATTTCATCTCTAACAACATCTTCTCCAAGCCCAGAAATTTCATAACCATCAACAGTTTCGGGACAACCTATCTTCTGATAAAATGCCTTTTTTTCTTCTACTGGTGCTTCTAGAGCAGGAATTTTCACCCTACTACCCATACTCTTTTCAAGTTCCGAATAAGACTTAACTACTTCATTTGGATTTTTCCAACCCTTCTTTGCAACAACATCTTTAACACTTTCATCATACCATACTTTTGGTGTTTCTGGAGTTATCTGTGTTTGACCTTCTTCAAGGTTATCAATTACAGGCTCTGGCATTTTACATTTCCTTTCCTATACTAATTTCAAAAAGTTTATTTACAAACTGACCTATATTATCTGGGGTATTACAAATACCCATATTCTTTAATATATTCTTTGCGAAATTTAATACTGCAAGTTCTTCAGTTGTCTTTAAATCGCAATCAAAATATCCTGCCTCGGCAAGTAAGTGGGCAAGAACTCTTTTGCCATTATCAGTCATAAATGTCTGACGATAATCTGTTATTTGATTGTCCATTTTATATTTTCTCGTTGCTTTTTTGTATAAATTATTTTCTTTGTTTTATGCCAATACATAAACCATATCTTAATTTGTGAAATAGGATAATAAATCTTAAATGGTAATATATTATACAATTTCACTAATGGCAACTGCCACCACAATAAACACCAACCTAATATATTACTCATTTTGGTCATTTAACTCCCATCATCATTTCGGCAGGACTTCCCTGTTCTGGCTTTCCTGCCATTTTCTTATACGCATCTGGCATTTGTGCCACTATTGCCTGTTGATTAGCCAGTTCCTGTTCTTCGGCTTGCTGTTTTCTATATTCATCGAGTTCCGCATCTGTTCGCATTATATTCTGTGGAAAATCTGTACTATCAAGAATATGTTCTGCAAGTTTATCAGGGTCTATCTTGTCAAGTACAGATGGAAAAATAACTGAAGCATTTGCAAGTTCATTAAGACCATTTTTTATTGGCTGCATTTGAAATAATCTACGTTGAGCCTGTGCTAATGGCCCAATAAATATCGGTTCAATGGTTGAAGGTCTTTTGCCTCGTCTTTGCATTTCACCAACATAATCAACCAACACTTGCGGTGGTGGAGGTAATCGTCCACCTTTTTCGGCAATATCAGATAATAAATTAAATACTCTTGATAATCCTTCTTGCTCAAGTCTATCTACTTGCGGGCCAAGAAGAACTGCTTTTTCAGCCTGTCGTTCCATAATTTCAGTGGCTGTCATTTCCCGTTCTGCACGGGCAAGAATCAGGAAAAATTCAACTCTATATTTATCTTCAATAATCCTTTGTATTTTTTCTTCTCTATCAATTCCTATTGGAAAATTAACATTAGTTTGAACTGGACGAATTATATCTCCACCTTTTTCAGTATAGTTAATACCATCAGGTTCAATTCTTACATTACCTCTCATTCGTTCGGGAACATTTAGAGGTGGTGCAACTGCCATATGTGCAGCTTTTAATAATGTCTTGCCAAACTGATTTAATTGTTTAATTTCAATAAGAGCATCTGCGGCAGGAGAATAGCCATAAATCTCATCAGAGTTCTTTCTCAATCGCCATATAGCATAAGGATTAAGGTCATATCCAGATTGCATTAAAATATCGCCATCTGGAACACCTAAATTACCCTGCTGTTGCATATATACAGAGGCCATTGGTTTATGTTCTGATAAGATACTTCCATAAACTATATTATTATTTGGGAATACTGCGTGAATAAATTCAAATCTTTTTTCGGCATTTGTTTTTGCACAGTCAATTATATTCTTATTAAGTTTTGAAGTGCCAAACTTTTCTACTGCCTGCTTTGCAGTTAAAAAGAACTTACGAAAAACAGTATCTACTTCACCAAACATATTCTCGGAAATAAATATCTCTCGCAAGTGCATTGGAGTACATACTGCTCTACTGTTTTTTATATCTTCCTCAATATAAAGTGGTGCAGTGCCAACAGAACCAGCGTCCCTAAACCATTCACCAATTATCGAATAAAAATTAGAACGATTAAATTCACCATACATCGCTTCATCGTAATACTGAAGATATTGCTGGACTTCGTCAATCTCGTTAAGTTCTCTTAATCCCATTGTGGTCTTAAACCACTTCAAGGACTGGCTAACCATATGCCCCTGCATACCATCAACCCATACACTTAAAGCTGAATTAGGAACACCTGAATAACTATCTTTTCCCCTTGCCAATCCCTTATTATCATATTTCTGCGAATCTTTTAAAAGTTGCCGGCGAGGATTTACATAGCGCGCAATATCATAAAGCATTTCCTCGTAGTCTCTTTTGACTTCTTCGCAATTTTTTAACTGTAATTTTAAGTCTTGAGATAAACTCATCAAACTGACCTTCCAAGTAAAGAAGCCAATCCAGTATCTTCATTTATTTTTTCTGTCAACAAAGTTCCTTGACGACCTTTTGACATAATTCTCTGCCTACGAATATCTGCATTCTTCCGTTCAAGTTCTTCCTGATTCTTTTGTGGAGTAGGTGCGCGTTGAATTGGAGTTGCGGCAGGTGCTAATGTTTGTATTTTAGGCGCAGATGTGCCACCACCAAAAAAACGATATGACTTATTATCAAAATATGTATTTATATCAAAATCAAACATATCTAATTCCTATAATGAAGTTTGACCCAATAACGTCGCCATTTTGCCACCAGTATTTTGAGTAAGTAATGTTCCCAACCTTCCCTTACCTTGCTTCTTTTTCATCTTGGCAATTTCAGTATCTACTGGATTTGTCGTAGTTCCAGTTTTAGTTGCAGATGGAGATTGGGATAGGTTTTGTTCTGTCCAAGGTGCAGGCGCATCGCCATATTTAGCAAGACTTTTATTGAGGGCATTTTGTATACCTTTTCTATGTATATTTTCCACACCTTTAAAAGACACAATAGACCATCCATTTACAGAAGAATCTTTATGATAATTTTTACCATCAAAAACTCTATAATTTTCATCATAAGAACTTAATTTCAAATTAGGATTAGTCGGCTCAACGTTATATGGTTTTTTTGCAGGCGCAACAACTCCGTGTTCCCTACCAGTTGCTGGCGTAGAACCTGAACGTTGAGTAACAATAGTCTTTCGTGTAGTTTGCTTTGCCATTATATCACCCTTTTTAAATTAACTGTATATTCTTTGAACCCAAGTCTTTCCCACGCTCTTGCTTCGTCTCTGTGAGTTTCAAACGTAAGCGAGGTCATTCCACGCCCATAAGCCCAATCAGAGGCATAATCAAGAGCCTGCTTCGCTACAAGTAAATCTGGTTCGTTACGATGCCAAGATTGATGAATCCATAATGTATCTCTAACTCTATGGGCAATCAAAAAACCATCAATGCTATCTAAATTTTTATGTAAAAGAACAAGAAAATCAGGTTCTACAACCTGCCACTGCTTCAACTCGGCAAGGCAAGTCTTTTTAGAATAAGACTCATCTTCCGTAAAATACGGATACAAAATAGATAAATCTATATCATTTTGTTCTATTAGCATTTACTATGTCCAATTTTACTTGTTCAATCATCTTTTCGGATGTACAAGGAATACCATTTACATATACGATTGTATCTTTTCCAAATTTTAATTGTTCTTTTAACTTTAAAAACTCTGACTGTAATACACAATTCTCTTTAATATAATCATCGCACATCTGCTTTAGATATTGGTCAAAAAACCATTTTGCACCAATATCAATCATTGTTTTGTCTAAATTGTGCCGAATAATATGAACCATACTATTGGCATCTTGCCATCCAATCGTTTGAATATCAACACCACCATCACTTGTGCCTACATTATAAGCCTTGTTGTTTAATGTAATATAATCGTTAGTGTCAATTATTAAAGCAGAATCAACGATATTTGAGTCAATAATACCCTGATTACCAATTAAATCTTCGATATTTATTGATAAAACTATCAAAATTATTCCAAAAACAATAACTAATACTTTTTTCATTTTTCTTTCCTTTTAAATTTTTTCTTTTTCTATCAACATCATATACAATTTCTAATCATTTTAGCTTTTTTCTTTCACTACTAACATAATTGGCATACTATATATCTATTGTTTTAATGTCAAGTATATTTTATTTTAAATAATATACATCCAAAATCTTTTTTCGTTCTAAAATAATCGCCATATCCATCTTCGCCGCCACATTGAACCATATTGCTATCTGTTTGAGTACTATTTACAGAAATTTTATTATTTTCACAATCACCAAAATCATTTTCGTTTTTATTCCAAAATTCACAAAATTCACATAAATTCATTATTTCTATCTCTTTTAAATAACAATAACTATCATCATTACCATCATTTCCACATTCAACAATGTATTTAGTCTTGCAAACTGGACATATTATTACTTTATCCAAACTTTCCCAGCCAAATTTAATATCATTACAACACTTATTCATTTTCTTTTCCTTTATAAGCCAAACGTTAGTGGATTCCATTCTTTTGCAGTTCCACCTTTATTGCCATACCCAACTGCCGACATTCCCTGACTTGCAGTCAAATCCTGCAAAGCCATATATAAATAATTCATTGCAGACCTATAATGGTCATCACCCAATTTAACATATCTATAAATCCTATCACCAGTGTCCTCATCTTCCTCTAAAACCTTTGCTGCATTACACATCTGTTTAGCAAACTCTTCAATTTCACTGCATCGTCTCGGAAGTTCTACCTCCTGATTTTTAATCCATTGATGGGTTTTATCAAATATCTGATTACGGAGCAATGAATAAATACCTGCCTTATCATCAGTTTTACAGAATCCACCCTGTTTATCCTTGTATTCAGCACCATAAACTCTATATGGTTCAGAAGCCTGAAACTTATTAAACTCTTCCTCATAAGGTCTTATATCAATTACTGCCGACTTAACATTATATTTTTTGGCAATATCGTGTAAAGCGTC